TAGCAGATACCCAATTCTTTTGGTTTACTCTTAATTTTAATTTTGATGCGTTATAATTTGTGATACCTAAATTATATATAAAATCTCCAATAGCTGCTTGTTTGTATATTGACTCTTCATGTAATAGTGGACTAGCTTTAAATGCTTGAGTCATTACTATCATAGCAGTATTTAATAAGTCATCTTCTGCTTGACGTCTTGTCCATTTCATTCCTTGACTAATACCTAATGTTTGCCCATAACCTATAGTCCATTTTCCTGCTGGACATTTATAAGCCTCTAATTTACAACCTTCAAATTCTTTAATTAATGACATTAATAATTCAAGCGTACTCACCAGTGCCTGCCAAGTATGTATGTTATAACTGTAAAAATTGCGCCTACTGAAAATACCATTCCGCCAAAAAACCCTTTGTTATTAGCAGTGTCTTTTTTAAGGACTTCTAATACACTAACTATTCGTTCATATTGGTGGTTATTTTCTAATTTATCTTCAGTTAACTCTCTACACAGACCATCTAGTCTTGCTTCTACTTTTGCTACTCTACAATTAATATCTGACATAGACGTATCCATTTATGCAGTAAGTGTTATATTAATAACAGTTCCAACTGCTACATTTGTGTAAGCAGATACACTTTGAGCAGTAACAGGTCCAGTGGTAAGAGTTACTGTGCCTAATACTAAACTAGCTGATACTAGTGCATTGGTGGCTTGTGCAAGTGTTAAACCAATAAGTTGTGGCGTAACGATCTGCGTTTTGCCTAACCCTTTTATACCTAGACGTCCATCATCAGGATTTTTACTGCCTACCCATACGCATCTTGCCAAATCTAAGAATTTAACCATTAGTGTTTGCCTTGTATCAAGCACATCTTACCATCTGATGATTGTAAAAATCTATGCATTTCTTGTCCAGCAATTTGACTATCTGGGCAATTCAAATCGTAACCATTTCTAATTGCTTTTTCAAACATAATTAGTGGTATTGTTGCTACCATTCTTCCAAAAGACTCTCCACTCTGTGCACCTAAATCATGAAGTGCGCCGGGGTTCTTTCGAAGTTCAGCGTTACGTTCAAGTATCAGCTTTTCAGTAGGTTGACTAGTTTTGTGAGTAATAGTATTTGTATGTTCCTGATAGTGCATTTCACTTTTAATAACGCTGTCCATCTTTATACCTTTTGTACGTAGTCAGAAAGTGCTTCTGCTTCGGCTGCAGTAATTAAACCTATTTCACCTGAAGCAATTAACCCACTTTCAAAATTAATAGCATCTGTCCAAATATTTTTTATTTTAACAGGTTTAGGTTCTTTGCTAGTTGTTGTATCTTTTTCAGCCATATTAATATCTCATATAAGAATGATTTTAATAAAATCTATATCTATCTATTAATATTAAATTATCATTCAACAGGGTCAATTCTCGTATGACGAATGATATGATTAATAGATAGATATAGATTTTATTATATTAAAATAAAAAGATGGCCACCTTTTACAGTGGCCATAATTATTAAGCAGTTACAGCAGATGCAATAATAATATCACCAATAATTGCATGAGATTTTTCAGTGTTAACAATCAAAGACCAGTCAACTGACATTTGACGATTTTCAGCCAAACCAGTTTTAGCCAATTCTTCTGTTCTATAGCCTTTCAAATAAGTCATAGCTAAGTAAGAAGGGTCAAGAATGAATACGTCAGCAGAAGTGCCTGCAGCTGAATAAACACCAGTTGTAGAACCAGCAGTTCCAACATAAGGAATTTGTAGACGGTTAGGAACCATTTTCAAAGTACCAAAGTCAGTTACAAATACATTAACAGAACCCATCGCAGTAGCTGCAGAAGCAGACTTGCCTTGGTCAGACATCAATGTAGCAACACGAGCAGATGAAGTAAATAGATACTCACTAAACTTACGAATAGTGCCAGGTACTGACATCATGATAGTTGGATCACCACCTTGTGAGTAAACAGATTGAACTGCATCACGCACAAGAGTTTCAGTCAACGCTCTAGCAGTACCATAAGTACGTTTTAGAGTTACACCTGAAGATTGGAAACCACCTATTGCGCCAGTTGCACCAGCAGAGAAGTTAGTAGTCAACCAAGATGGTAAGCCACCAGAAGTACCAGCAGCAGAGCCAGTATCAGCAAAAGATGCTTGGTTAGTCAAGGCAATAGCTTCAACGTCACGACGCAACTCTTGTTGTCTACGCATCATTTGGTAGCTCAACTCTTTAGTACGACCAATCGTATCAGAAGAATCTGCTCTGAAAGATGTACGAACAACTTTAGTAGAGATTTGGTGATGGTTACCTACTCTCAAACCAAGAACAGTATTGTTACCTGAAGCATCAGAACCGTCAATAACCGCGTTGGTTAAGTTAGGAACTGCCAAAGCATCAGTAGTCCATTCTTTATATGGGTTCTTTGAAGTTTCAGTACCGATAGCATCAGTAAATGGTAAAGGGATTTTAGAAATATCCCAAATTTGGTTCATCACATCTTCACGGATTAAACCACCACGGACGACGCCCTTAAGTGTTGCTGCGTCTAAATTAGCTGTAGTCATTTTTTGATACCCTTAAATTAATTATATAAACCGCTTAGCAACTCTGCCACAGCGTCTGTTTCAGCATTACGTTTTTGATACCCTTGTGAAGACTTTGCAGTCTTTGTAAGTTTATCAAGTTTAGTAAGTGCCTTTGTTGTTTTACCTGTACTTTTTTGATACTTAGGAACTTGCACATCAAGTTTTGTTTTCGCAGTCTTAACACTAGACCTGTACTTCATAGCATCTTTAATTACTTCAAGTACTCTAGCATCTTGTATGTTTGAAAACTCTTCTTGTGTAAACCCATAAGCATCAGCTGCAAAATCAGTCATTTCTGATAGAGCCTTTCTAAATACTTCAGGCTTTGCCCATGAAGGATTTTTTTCTAAGACTTTATCTGCTTGACTTTTAACGTACTCTTGCTGCATTGCTTGTTGCTCTGCAGTCATTTGTTGGTTAATACCATTCCTTTCTTGATTTACCGCATTAGAAATTTGTTCAATTTCTGAGTTGCGAAAATTAAAGTCTTGAACAGCAGCAGCGTATTCACCTGGATTTTCTGCTCTTAATCTATTCCAATCAACATCTTTATAACTACCTAACAAGGTATCTTTAAGATGCTGTGTTAGTTTATTTACAGACTCAATTTTCTTGGTATACTCAGTAGCTACAGCAACCTTTATGTCGTCAAACTCCTTACGCTGTTCTGCGAGTTGCTTAGACTTATTAGTATTGCTTTTATTGCTCTGGTAACCTGCAATTAAATCTTTTACTCCAACAGTAGCTACTTTACCATCAACTTTTACGTTAATGCCTGATAGGTTACCGTCTTCGTCTAGTACTACATTTTTTTCATCTATACCTAGTGTTTTAGCCCAGGTAACTTCTTCTTCATCAGTTTCGTCCGAGTCATCATCTTCAGTTTCGTCTGAGTCTTCAGCCTCTGGTTCTTCGTCATCTTCTTGAGTCAAATCGTCTGGTTGGGTATCAGCCTCCTCCGATTTCTCAATAGATTTCTTTTTTGGTGCAGATGGTTTTTCTGGCTCACCTGATAACAGGTTAGCAATTTGGTCAACCATATTTACGCTTCCAGCCTCACTCGTAAGTTCTGCCGTTGAAGTAGTAGTTTGGTCAGTATTCATATTCTATCTCACTCTTCGCTAAGTTGTTTAAATGCAAGTTGTCCAGTTTCTATATCTCTAAGTACAATTTCTTCCAACGCTTTTATTGCAATTATTTGATATTTAATAGTTAAAATATTATCAGTAGTAAGATCATTTATATATAACTGGTTAGCAACACTCCTTTGAAATTTATCAAAGTAATCTTTCATATATACGTCATATGCTTGTTGAGCCTTATTACCTATATTTACTTCTTCATGCAATATATAATCTATATCTTTATTCGTCATTTTATTCCTTTAGCATACATTGTAATTATCAACTCGTCTTGTGCCTTACGTAATGTAAGTCTTTTTCTTTCAAGGTGTCTCTTCAGTTGCACTGTCGCCTAAATCTTTATCAATTGCTTCTTCGTTGGCTTTAAAATTAGTCTCTTCATTTGCCTGAGTAGTTGCTTCTAGTTTAGTTAGTTCAAGTGCTGTTCTTGCCTCAAGTTCATCATACTTAAACTTAAGATCACTTTGTTCTTTACTACTTTTACTTAATAATATTAGTTGTTCTAATTGCATTTTTAAATTGGCTATTTCAGCCGATGCAGTTTGCTTTTCCATTTCGCGTTGATGTTTACCTAACTCAACTTGTCCCTTTAGTTGTACATTAGCCATCTGTGCTTCAGCGGTAGTCGTTGCAGACTTAGCCAGTTCAGCTTGCATACGCATCTGCTCCATCTGGGCTTGTTGTGCCTGCTGTTGTTGTTGCTGAGAACCTTGTGATGCCTGTTGTTGTGCTTGCTGACCTTCTTGTGAAGAAGGGTCAATAAAATATTTGTTGGCGCCATTAAGACCTGAAAACTTACAGAAGTCATCAAGTGTTGCATATATTTTAGATGGATTTGTTAATGCCTGACCAGGCATGGCCATAATTTTTTCTTGTACCATTTGTATCTGTTGGATAGCAGCTAACTTAGCACTAACATCACCGGTACCTGTTCCTACACGTACTGAACTCTTGGTACGTTTTGGCCATTCTGATGGATTAACTTTAACCCATTGACCACGATATTGAAAGTCTTGTATAGTGTCAACATGTTGAGTTACTATATCGCGAATTTTATTACATAATGGTTTAATACCAGTTTCACATATAACACGAATAATTAAACCAATTAATTCTTCTTTGGCATTCATCATTCTCTCAACACCTTGAGAACCTACTCTATCGCCTATGTTTTCTGGTGAGGCAGTGCCATCGGCAGATACGCCTATACGTCCTGCCTTGACTTCATCAAGATATTGCATCATACTAAAAGCTGCATCACCAATTTGTGGTGTAGCTAATGGTTGTATTGCATCTAATCGTTTAGCTCTAATGAGGCCGCCAGGGCGAGAGACAAGAAGGTCATCAAGATTAACTTGACCTTCAAGAATAACGTTTCGTTGATTATTTTGTAGGTACATATTATCCATAATGTTTCGGATAATTGCTGTTTTGTTGTCTTGAATTTGTTTAAGTCTATCATATACTGACAACCCTTGAAACTTGTGTGACATTAAAATAGCAGTTGTTGAAATCCAAGGACTGCTGTCAATAGACTCAATATCAAGTATTTTTGTAGGAGGTTCTACACCTGCTACAGTTATTTTCATAAGTTCTGCTATACCTGACCCGTCCATATCAAGTTTCATGTAGCACTCACCAATTTCAACTAACTTATTAGCATCATCATTAGAAAGTGTGGAAGGTATAAGGGTTGGTTCGTTTTGATAGTTAAAACGATACGATGAACGTATTAAGTCAGATGACGCAATATCTTCAATTTCAGATTGCTCAAACCCTTCTTCACGTAAATCTGATAGTGACTTGTTAACTATCTGAGCCGTAAATCTAGCATTTGATAAGTCAATAGAATTATGTTGTGAATTAACTCTAAATTCTTCAGGTGCTACTCCATCAATTTTTATTCTACCATCTTTATTAGTAACAGATAGTTTAGCATCATATATTACTTGTGGTTGACCTTGTTCATCAATATATTGATTAGGAGTTAATTGCTTTATCTCTGTATTTTTATCAGCTACAATTATATGTAGTTGATCTTCTGTTAGTCCAGTATAGTTATATACTTTTGTTTCTACTGACTCTTCATAGTATACTTTAAGTATACCATTACGTTGCATAAGTGCATCTTTTACAAATTGATGGATTAGTACAAACCCATCATTCTGTTTCATTAGCACATCATATACATACTCAGACTCTATACTAGCTTGTAGCTCATCTGCTTCATTAATTGGGTCAAATACTACCACCTCGTTGTTCTGAGTAAATGACTTCATTATTTGAGGCATTATCCACTCAATAGCATCTGCTATATCTGTAGATACTATTGATGAACGACCTTCTTGTTCTGTACCATTTGGTAGACCAAGATAGTACATAAGTGGGTCTTGCAGCATTGCTGGACTTGAAGTAGTAATATTAGCATTACTAAGTTCATTTGCTATAATAGCAAGAATGTCGCTGTCAGATAACTTATTTTTCATTATTATGCAATCTCATTAATCGTTCCATAGTTGTTTTTGGAGACTCATTTGCAAGTTCTTGTGGCGACATTAATGCTCTAGTTTGTGTCATGCGAGATTGTTGCTCGCCTGGTGACGCATAGTAAGTTTCAAAATCACTTTCACCACTATTTGCACCTTGGCCTAGTCCATATTTGTATTGAGTAACATGTGTTAACTCATGCAATAATGTACTTAGTAGTTGATCATTATTGGCATAATTTACAGATACTGAAGGATGCGCTATTAATGGACTATTAAGTTCTTTAATTTTATCATACAATGCTATAGGACTAGGTAGTGCGCCAAGTGGTCCACTTTCTGACTGTCTTTTAAGTTCAATATCAGTCTGACCTCTTTTTGCAGGTAGTGTTCTATTAGTATACTTTTCAGTAGTTAAAGGTACACCAACCAAATCGGAACTGTTACTAAATAGTGCGGGATGGTTTAGTACATCTGATATTTTGCGATGTTCTTTAACACCAACTCTACCTAGTTCAACGTTTTTAGTATCATAATCATCAGTTAGTCCAACTGATTGTTTTAAAAAATTAATAACACTAGGACTGATTTCAGTTGCACCATTTAGTTTGGCATCATTATCTGGTATCTCACCTAGTAAAGCAGTACTACCATTTTGCATCGGATTTTTATATAGCCCAAACTTTTTCCACACTTCTTCATCAGTGGCACCTTTACCAAAGGCTAGTGCAGCTTTCTGTGCTTTAGCAAAATCGTACCCTTTCATGCCGGCTACTAGTGGACTAGCTTCAGCACCGCCAATAGGATTTATAGCTGCTAAAAATTTATCAAATGCAGACATTACGCGAAAGTATTATTAAAACCATCTATCCATGCCTGATAGGCAGGTACTCCAACAGAAAAATGGGTTAGTACCGACTAGTGCACCAGTCTGTGCTGCTCTACGTCCATCGCCCCACGCTTCATTTAATTTAAATGAGTTTTTATAAATTTTACCAGCCATTAGCAACCTTTCTTGCCAGGTTTTGGCATAGGTGGGTTTTTAGGTGTTGATTTAGATTTTGCCATTTTATTGCCTCTAATTTTAAGTTTAATAAGTTGTTTTACTAATTCTCTCTTTTCATGAAAGGTCTTTTCTGGTTTATTCAATATCTCATATTGGTAATTATAAAACATCATATAATACCTAAATTAGAATACGAATAGTCAATCTTCTTGTCTCCATACCCACCAACAACTCTGTCTCCACCAACTGCACCTAGGAACAGGTATTGCATAGCGTCGCCAGCATGAGAGTACTTACCCTTGTCTGGTACATCTTGGTATCGTTCTTGTCCTGATACCTGCATACGTTTATACTTATACCCACCAGCACATGCCTTACGAACTGTAGGTGCCGATGAATATACACAGAAAGCTGGTTTACCATTGAAGTCTAATCGCATCATGTAGTCCGCGACTGCCTCTCTACGTATAGTGAAGTCGTTAGTATATGTAGGCCATGCGTTAACACCTTGATTGGCAAGTATCATAAACGGTGTCATCTCGTCTGTCTGTGCTCTTTGCACACCAGCAGGGTCGGCGTATATCTCCATAGACTTGAAGTCACGGTACGTAGTAGATAACTTCTCATGAAGCAGTCTACCAAACGACATAGCACCCATATCAAACGTACATAATTCGTCGAATACTACCATTCTACCAGATGCGGTAGTCTGACCAATAACAGCCGCTGGTGTTAACCCAAAGTCTATGCCAATATATAGCGTACGAGTAGGGTCAGGAATAAATGTCTCAGATGACGAATGTATCTGGTCATTATACTCTATCCATACTGGTCTACCATCTGCTATAAAACCGTACATACCTTTAACATATACATTAATCCAGTCCTGTGTTTTGCCTGCCATCATGTTCTTGTAATAGTTACGAGGCAGATTTACTATGTTCTCAGCTTCCTCAGATATACCTGAAGGCTGTGTAAATAACTTATGATTATCTGGCTGTAGCTCTTCAAAAAGAGTGTACCACCAATGATCTGAGTCAGGTGGGTTAGTGTCTAGTATCACACCAAAGAACGTGGGTTGCACACCAAGTACTGGTGGAGGATAGCGACCAACCCGACCTTGTACCATGTCCATTACGCTCTTAGAAATCTCACGAGCCTCATTTATCCAAGCTGCTGTAATCTCTAATGATAGTAGTTTCTTAATGTCATCTGGCTTATCTAGCGCTCTAAACAGAAACTCTGAATGTACCGTAGTACCATCAGCCAATGGTTGTTCCATTGTAAACACCATGTTTAGACTTGAGAAGTGACCAGAGTCTTCTTGTATCCATGTAAAGAAGGTTGCTATAGTTGTATCTAATAGTTCGCGATACGTGTTACGTATAATAGCAAACTTAGTACGTCTAATACCTTCTTTGTCAGGCTCTTGTTCCATAGCTATCATTAATAACTCTAAAACACATGTGACAGACTTACCACTACCAATTGGACCAAGTAGTGCACGCACAAAGCCCGAGTCAATATCTCTAGCTTCGTGGAACTTTCTTCCAGTTGTTGATGGAGTGTAAATCATTTCTGCCATATAACCTCACTTACTATAATGAATTATATCATATATAGGTAGTATAGTCAAGAACTATTTTATTTATTTACTGTAAAGTAGTTAAGTAGATGACAAATCTTTTTCCAGACTTGCAAAATTTTTTTTTGAAATTGCATTTTATATTTCAGATTTTTGCAAAAAATTTTTTTGAGATTGCATTTTATACTAAATTCTAGGTTTGCAAAAAATTTTTTTTGAAATCGCATTTTATATCAGAGGCTTATCACTGTCATCGTCCTCGTCATAGAACCCCCACCCATCTGCGTGAGAAGTCCATTGCTGGTTCACTCAGGTCAGAAAGTCGTTGCAAATCAATGGCTTACAATTAATTTCGACTTATGTGAAAAAAAGATTTGACATGCCCAGAATTGTGTGAAATAATGGCCTCGGATTCAAGAAATCCACCTAATCAATCTAATCAATAAGGAAGTATACCATGAGCACTAAAAGACAAACAGCAACTGACGGCACTCAAGCACACAGAGACCTTGCAACCGTTAAGAACAACATCAACTACTGGATCAAGGTACATGGCATGGACCGTGAAGAAGCCAAGGCAAGGGTTAACCAACCATCATACGTTATGATGGATGCTCAGACCATCAACCGTGAAGTAGCAGCTGAGGCTAAACGTCAAGCTAACCTGAAGGCAAGACAGGAGCGAGAAGCTGAGGCTCAACGTAAAGAGGCTGAAGCTGAACAACAACGTAAGGACCAAGAGCAACAACGTAAAGAAGAACCCAAGACTGAGACTGAGAAGAAAATCAATCAACGCCAGATCGGCATAACAGTCAATGGCGTGGTATACCAATCCATCTGCAAGGGTATGGCAGCAGTTGGGATACAAGACAAGGGTACCAAGAATTGGTTCAAGATACGGGCTGACTTGAAGAAATCTGGTCAATCAATCTTCGGTGAGTTTACATTCATCCAACTATAAGTTATAATAACCGAACTCAAGGATGAGTTCAACTTAACCAATCGAGACTATTATGAAAATGTATACTATTACTGCGTCTACCAAAGAAAATGCTGACGATAAAGCCGAGGCAATATGGGCAAAAGATGATGACAACTATGTTAGACTATACAGAGAGTCTAATGATAGTTACTACTATCCTTGTTCTACACCATTCGGCATTGTGTGGTCATTAGACTGCCCATTTAGTGCTAAAGAAATGCTTGAGTACTTCAACATAGGCTTATGGACTGAATAACTATTGCTTCATGTCGATGATTAGAGTAGTTGCAGAACTACTCTTTTCTTTGATTTCCAATGTCTTTAAGTCAGGCATACACTTGCGCAATATAGTGGTGAGTACTTCAGCCTGAAACTTCAATCTAGGCAAGTCCTCGATACTACAAGATTTGGCTTGATGACCAAGTTCGAGCAGACCAATGACAGCCGACTCAGGGTCGAGTTTTTCTCTTAACTCTTCTGCTCTAAGTCCTGCTTTTACTCTCTTTTCGGCCAATACACCATTGTAGTAATCTCGCTCTATTTTCTTCCAATCTACCAATTCTGTCATAAAAAACCTCTAAAATGATGAAATACCAATGAAAAATCAATGAAAAACCAGTAAAAAGGAGAACAGGTGAACAATTGAGGTTCACCCGTAAGTCATTGATTCATAAGAGAAATTCTCGATTTAGAACCGGTGAACCAGTTCAATCTGGCTCCTATTTATACTAAAATATTATTTTCAGACTAGATCAATATATATAATTTTGGTTCACCTGGTTCACTTAACTATTTCTTCTTATAAATCAATGACTTATATCGCTCTTAAAGAGAACCATTACTAGTTCTCCACATGTTCACCTGGTTCTCAATGAGCTTTTCTAAGACTCGATATATAGTATCACGTATTGGTAATAAAATCAATAAAAAATAATTGACATAAAGTAAAAAATATGATATAATGTGTACATCTTATAGGATGCCTAATCAACATCGTAAAAGATTATCACCAACATGATTAATTGGTGGTACAGTCCTCTATTCTATCCTGCCTATTTAAATACTGCCTACCAAACATTTGGTAAGGCAGTACTTTATCTGGTCACATGGTAGACTCTTTTAATGGCAAGGCACTATAGATGGTGTGTTATATGGCAATAGACAATATTAGTAATGCAGAATTCCTCTCAACAATATTTCCTCTCAACAATTCATTCCAATGTGACCAAAGATTTCGGTACATCAAACCTAACGAACTTAACCCAAACCATGCGCTATACTATGCTATATGTGCAGTTACAGAACAAACTCGTAAGAACGATAACTTCACATCACTAAACATCTTGGTATGTGATGACGTTGGTACTAAGGCAGAGACTCCTTCTCTACCGCCATCGTACATCATACAAAGCTCACCTGGTAATTTTCAATATGGCTATATCCTCACAACTCCAGAAACAGATATAAATAAAGCTAAAGCACTAATCAATCACCTAATCAAATCTGGTTACACAGATGCTGCCGCTCATGGTATAGTTCGTCTAGTACGACTACCATCTGGTGTCAATGGTAAGAATGAACCTGACAAGGTAGACTTTAAAGTTCATCTGACACACTGGGATCCAGCAACAACGTATTCATATCAGGAACTTACAGAGTTCTTTGGCACAGCTAGCAAATCATCATCTAAGCAATCATCAGATAAGTACGAGATACCGACACATATACCAGATGGTCAACGTAACTCTGAACTCACCAAGTTGTGTGGTTATCTATTTGGTCAAGGGCACACTTTGGTAGAAGTCAGTGCTTTGATGTACACATATAATAACACATTATGTCAGACACCACTGCCTCAAGAAGAGTTACAAGCAATCATCAATTCTATATCGTCACGAGAGGCTAATAAGTATAAAGACATATTAGATAACATCTATCACATCAGAGCAACGAACACTTGGTTCGACTTCAATGACATGACGGAACTGTCTGCCGACTCACTCAACATCTCTAACATCGTAGAGTTTCCTGGCACTAAGGACAATAAACCTAGACTAGCAACATGGCTACCGAAGCAATCAGGGTTTAATCAGGTAGCCGACTACACTTGGTATCCTGTGCCGCACCATCAACAAAAGCGTACAGTAATGCAAGATGGTAGACGACTGCTTAACACATGGCGAGGGTTTGCGGTTGAGCCAACTCAAGGCAACATAGAACCATGGCTGACACATCTAACCCATGTAATACCAGAGGAAGACTATAGACGAGCACTGTTATGGTGGTTAGCATTCACTGTACAGTGTCCAGACAAGCGCACCTCATGGCAACCGATCATACTTGGTATATCTGGTGCTGGTAAGGATGCTCTATTCAGACCTATCGCCTCTATATTAGGTTCGGCGTATAAGATCATTGGTAACAAAGATATACAAGGTGACTATGACGACGGTCTATATCAGACTAAACTATTGCAGATATCGGAGGCGTCTGGACTGAGAGGTAAGGCTATAGACTTCTATAAGCGCATAACAGCTGCAGAGTCGTCCTCCATGCAGATGCTGAACATAAAGTGTAAAGGCAAGGTGATGCAGCATAACTTATGTAACGTCTTGGTAATTACTAACAACATAGACGCTATGAAGTTTACCAAAGATGAACGTAGAGCATTCGTACTACGATCGCCGAACGTAATGACAGAGCAACAACAATCAGACTATTTTGATAATTGGTTAGATAAGAATGGTGCATCGTATCTATTTGATTATCTATTAAGATACGACCTATCAGAATTTAAGCCAGGCATTAGACCATATCGTACCAGACACTTCGACGAGTTGTTGAACGTAACTCAGAGTGATAACGAGATAAAGATAGAGGAGCTATTAGAACCGTATTTGGTAGCACTACCAGAAATGGTTAGGACAGTGCTTGGTGCAGATGGTGACAAGTATGGTACAACCAAAATCATCGTATGGTTACAAGATAATGGTTGGACTAGATGGGATAACAATGAGTCAGGCAGACGTATAAAACGTAAGATCAATGGTACTACATGCACACCTAAATCACGTAATTGGTATGTCAAGAAAGGTTCAGAGTTTGAGAACTCTACACCAGCAGATATGTGTAGAGAGGTTGAGAGGGTTGAAGAAATATTTATGAAACGACACAAGTTCTAGGAGTTAATATGAGTAAAGGTAGTAGTAGACGTCCAACAGACCAAGATAAGTATAACGAGAATTGGGAAAAGATATTTGGCGATAAAAAGAAAAAAATAAAAGTTTACATCTAAGTTTAAAAAGATTATAATATATCAGCACCAAACACATCTGGTGTTGATATTAACAAATCGATCGGAGCAATACAATGAGAAAAGTAACAGTACTAGAAGTAAACGGCCTTAAACTAAAAGGCGCGTATGGCAGACAAACTAATATGGAGGATTGGCAATCTGGCAAAGACTTTAAAATAGAGGGCGGGCCATACTGCTCTATTAAAGATTTGCCAGACATGGCTAAAGAGTTTGATGTACTAGAATTCGTATTATTAAATGGTGATGAACTATATACCGAAATAATAAGCGAAGATTTATTATATCTAATGAATGGAGAAGGAGCATGAGTTTAGCACAAAAGTTAATGGCAATAACTATATTCTTAGAGCACAATATGACTGATGCACAAGCAGAACGAATTGGTGACATGGCAAGACAATTAAATCCTGTTGAACGCTATGATTTAGAGTGTTGCGCAAATGACACACTATATACTATATTAAGACAAATCTCAGCAGAGAAAGGTTGAATGTAATGTTAACTGAAAAAGAAAAAGAACGTAGTCAAAGATTTAATGAAGTTATAATTGAGTATAAGAAAAAGACTCGTGACCTTGAACGAAAGGTGTATTTATACCAATATGCAATGTATCTAGCAATAGCAACAGGTATAGTGGTAGGTTTTACTGCGCACGAGATAGGTGTACAACTATGGTCCTTATAACTGAAGTAGATGATAACAAAGAACCTGGTGACGACGAGGATAAAGAGTGTGATGTTAACTTAATAGTGTTAGACATAACTAAACCAGGTGATTTGTACGATACTTTATTCGATATTTTTGGAGAATAAAAAAGATTAAAAATATCGAAAATAATAGTTTTAAACACAGTCAGAATGAGATATAATATGATCTCATTCTGAATAACACATTACATATTAACTAATTAGGAGGCCATCATGGCTAAGAACAAATTTGAGTCAAACGAAGAAGTAGTTGCAGAAGAAGTTGCATTAACTGAAGAACAACATTTGTTAATTGCCGCACTAGAGTCAGACAACGTAGTTGAAAGTCTTTCAGTATTGAAAGACGACGAAGGCACTACTGAAAGGCTTGCACAATTAATTACAGTGTATGTGGCTTTACACGGTGCACTAGGCGATGAAGCTGGTGCAACAATTAATGCACATAAAAACTTGGTTACTTACAAACCTGCTAAAGTAAAGGCAGTAAAGAAACCTAAGGCTCCTAAAGAACCTAAGTTCAACGAACGTAAAGCATTGATAGAAGCATTAGATACTGACACATTATCTACATTGATTGATGACGAACGTATCAGCGAAGAGTTAAAGAACGCTATTATTACCTATACTACTTTACGTGGTTTAGATTTACCAGAAGCCATCATTAACGCTGCCAAAGCAACATTGGCATCTTTTGGTAAAGGTAGCAAAGGTGGGACTAGTGGTCCAAGACAAACATTTGGTGTAGAAGTTAATGGTGTTGTATATGCAACATTAACTAGCGCTATTGCTGCACAAGGTATTGAAAAAATCATTACTGGTGAAAACAAATCAGATGACGCAGACATTGCATGGCGCACAATTCGTCCTAGACTAGTAAAAGATGGTATTGCTAACTACAATGATGCAACATACACAAAAGTTGACTCACCAGTGGCGGCAACAGTAGAAGCATAATAGAATGACGGTCATGGTGCTCTACCGTAAATGAGCACCACTAATCAATAGGAACAAAAAAATGAACGAGATAGTAAAAACAAACGCAAATGACATAGTTGGCTTAGACGCTGAGACTATGGCACTTATTGCTCAAGCAGCACAAGACCAAAGTGAAGCTGAAGTATCTACAATACCTTTCATGTCAGTTAAAGGTAAGAAGTTTACTTTAGGCGAAGAGAAGCTTGGTAATATCTTAAATGTAGTTATATTGGCAGATGTATTTGACCATGCATATTACGATCGTCCTTATGACCCAGACACTATTAGTCCTCCTGCATGTTTTGCAATCAATGTATCTAGCAATGATTTAGTGCCAGACGAAGCGTCACCAGTTGTACAAGCTACATCTTGTAGTGAATGTCCAATGAATGAATTTGGTTCTTCACAAAATGGTAAAAGTAAGGCTTGCAGAAATGGTAGACGATTATTGGTTGCTGCCGTAACAGATGGCGTGCCAGATTTGGTTAATTTAGCTATTATTAATATAGCACCAACATCGCTAAAAGCATATGCTAGATATTCTAAAGGTTTAGCAACAGTTAAGAAACTACCAATATGGGCAGTTGTTACAACACTATCATTTGATGATGATAGTACATGGCCACAGATTGTGCCAACGTTTAGCAATACCATAGACGGCAACTATATAAATGCTATAGCACCTAGATTGGCAGAATTTGCCGACGCAGTTGCAATACCTTATGACGTATCTGGTTACATTGCACCAGAAGAAGTTGCCACATCTTCAAAGAAAAGTAAAATGTCATAGAACCACCAATAGTTAGTCATCCATACCATTTTGGATGCAACACAAAATAAATGGGTTGTAATCGTAATGGTTACAGCCCTTTTTTATGCCTAGGAGAAAATATGTATACAATAGATTTTGAAACAGCAGGAATAGTAAATGGCAGTAACAAGTCACCAGAACCATGTGGAGTAGCAATAAAACATGATGATGGCCCATCTAATTACATATCATGGGGCCATCCAAGTGCTAATGAATTTTGTAAATTAGACGCACAAAATATACTAAATGAAGTATGGCTATCTGACGAAAAGATTATGTGTCATAATTCTAAGTTTGATTTAAGAGTAGCATTAGAATGGTTTAATCTACCAGTACCAGAACCATCAAGAATTGTAGATACTATGATTATGGCTTACTTAATTGATGCTCGTGAGACATCATTAAGTCTAAAACCATTAGCAGAAAAATATTGCAATATGCCACCAGACGATCAATCTAAATTGAATAATTGGTTAATAAAAAATGGACACAAACCTGGTCGTGATATATGTAAAGCGCCGGCAGAATTAGTTGGCCCTTATGCATGCTCAGACGTAGATATGACGTATGCACTATATAAGTACTTAGAACCACATGTATTAAATGGTGAACATATTGAACAAGCGTTTAATAGAGAAATGTCTGTATTACCAATTGTAATAGACATGGAAGCTCGTGGTATTAACATATCAAAAGACATACATGATATAAGAGCTAAATTAGAAAAGACGTTTGAACTACAAGATTTACAATTAACTGCATACGGCGATGGCGAAAAACCTGGCTCAAAAGCAATGTTCAATGTACTAAGACGTAAAGGACTAATTGACGAGTCAAAAATTGAGTACACACCAAAAGGCAATCCGCGATACGGTAAAGATTTTTTGGAAGACATGATTGCAGACAAAGAATTAGTTAACATATTAAAATTACGAGGTAAACTACAAAAGTTTATTGGCACATATCTTAAGCCATTCTCAGAGTCATCATCGCTATACGGATTTAAGTTTTATCCATACTATAACCAGACAAGGTCAGAAGATGACTTTGGTACACGAACAGGTAGGTTCTCTAGTAACATTCAGCAATTACCAAAAGACTCTGGCGATAACTTTACATTATACGCAGAAGATGACTCTACAATAAACGCTATGCCATCTGTACGATCTCTGATAGTGCCATCAGATGACAACATGGTATTGATAAAGCGAGATTTCTCAGGTCAAGAACTACGAGTAGTTGCACACTATGCAGAAGGCTCTATTCTTAAGGCCTACCAAGATGACCCTAAAATGGATGTGCATGCGTTTGTAGATAATCTTATACAAGAAATGACTGGCCATCACCTATCTCGTACACCAGTTAAAATGATTAACTTCTTAAAGCTATACGGTGGTGGACCGGCTAAATTAGCAGAACGACTAAAAATACCAGTAGAACAAGCAAGAACATTCTTTAGAGTATATGATGAAGCATTACCAGAATTTAAAGGCTTAATGAAAGATATAGAAAACCTTGCACGATCTGGTAAAAAGATACGTACATGGGGAGGCAGATCATATTTGGTAGAACCACCATCACATGATCAGCACACTGGTAGACGCAAAGAGTTTTATTATAAATTAGGCAATGTACTAATTCAAGGTTCTTCTGCAGATATGACCAAAGAAGCAATGATAAGATATTTTTACCATCCTAATAAGAAAGGTAATTTATTAATGACCGTTCATGACGAAATAGTTATTGAAGTACATAAAGATTTTGCACATGATGAAATGACATTGTTAAAATGGGCAATGGATGACATACCAGGTTGGGATGTACCATTATGCTCAGATGGTGCTGTAGGTATTAACTTGGGTAAGATGGAGGCGTACGCAGATGAGTAAACAAAAATCTTGGTCATACTCTCAACTATCTGGCTATGAAAAATGTGCTCATGCGCACATGTATAGAAAGGTAATTAAAACGCCAGAACCAATTGGCTATCATGTGGCTAAAGGTAATGACGCGCATTTACTGGCAGAAAACTACCTACTTGGTAAGTACGATGTACTACCACCGGTACTTGGTAAATTTAGAAAAGAATTTGCTAAATTATTAGAGTTAAAAGCTGTACCAGAAGAAGCATATGTATTAAGTAAAGATTGGAAACTAATACCAGATGGTTGGGCCGATAAAAATGCTTGGTTAAGATTAAAGCTAGATGCCAGAGTAGATAACTTTATAGTAGATTTCAAGACTGGTAAAGTATATGATGACCATATAAACCAAGGTAGATTGTATGCTAACGTGCACATGATACTTAACCCTGATGTAAATGAGGTAGACGTAGAATTTTGGTATCTAAACAATGGTCAAGTTGTAGATTATACATTTAATAGAGAAAATTTAGCAGAAGATATAGCAAACTGGGAAAGACGTGCAAGCATAATGCACAATGATACTACATACAATCCAACTCCTCATGAGTATTGTAAGTATTGCTATGTAAAACATTTATGTAATTCTTACGAATAAAATATCGACCCTGTTCAATGATAATTTTTAATCTATAGATTGATATAGATTTTTATTTTTCATTCAACAGGGTCAATCCTCGTATTGATTTAGGTCATATTATGATAGAATCTAAGATCGAAAATTATCTATATAATGAAATTAAAAAAGTTGGCGGTATATGCCCTAAATGGGTAAGTCCAAATATGAAAGGCGTACCAGATAGGATAGTTTTTCTAAACAACCAAGTTTGGTTTGTAGAATTAAAATCCACAACTGGTATACGTTCTAAAATACAAGAACACTTTGAAAAGATTTTATTACAATATACTAGAAATTATAAAGTAATAAGTTCAAAAGAACAAGTAGATACGTTTATAAAGGATATATTAAAATGAGTAAAGAAAGAGAGTTATTGCAAAAAGTATTAACAAAACTAAATTCCTATTATTATGATGGCAATGTCACAATAAAAAATGAAATAGAAGAACTACTTGTCCAACCTGAGCAAAATAAAGCAGAGGCTATTATGTCTAATGGTGTTAGCGTTAGTAATGTATATGATGCTTATGAAGAAGGCAGAAAGTCTGTAATGGTTGAGCAAGAGCCTGTGGCTTGGCTATATGAGTGGGTAGATGAAGCAGGCGAGCCTTTTAAAAATTTTGTTTACGACTTTTATGACGGTGCAAATTTAATTCCTCTATACGCAGCACCACCAAAACGTGAGCCTTTGAGCGAAGACGCGATTCTGGATGCCTTACCTGAAAATCCTATGGGGTGTGCTGCGTTTATACGCGGCGTTAAGTTTGCAGAAAAAGCACACGGCATTGGAGGTGGGGAATGTTAGATTATTGCGGCGAAGTCGAGTTTTACCCCATGGATGGGGATAATGATAATTATAACGTATATGAACCCAATTTGGGCGGTGTTGAGTTTGCGAGAAGATATAAGAAGTCAACAAGACCATTTGTAACCAATCATGGTTATTATGATAACTGGGTGTGGGCTGATAAGATTATCGAAAGAGATACATGTTATTCAATTTTAAGAGAAGATGTTTGGATGAATATCCCAAAAAAGATTGTTAGAGAAGTTAAAGTTACTAAAATGCTCGTATATTTGCCTATATTTTCTAAGATTTGCACCACAGCGTTAGAAAAAGCACACGGCATTGGAGGTGGGGAATGATGGGGATAGTATTTTTAGATTATATACTGGAGCACCAATGGTTTGTTACGTTAATACTATTTATGATTTTAGTAGGACATTGGGGTAGATGATGAGTAATTTTAAACCACATGATTATCAGCAAGATGGCATAAACTGGGTATTATCGCATCAAGGTGCAGGATTATTTTTACCACCAGGGTTGGGTAAAACCAGTATAACGCTTAGTGCTATATTAAAACTAAAACAAGCAGGAGTTATAGATAGAGTATTAATAATAGCACCTTTAAGAGTATGTTATATGGTATGGCGCCAAGAGTCAGAAAAATGGAACTTTCCTTTTTCTATTGGTCTATTGCACGGCAGAGAGAAAGATACCATTATAAGACAAAAGCATGGCATATATCTAATAAACCCAGAAGGCATAAACTGGCTAGTAAATAACCACATGCAATTATTTATTAAGTATAAATTTATGCTAGTGTGCGATGAGTCTACATTGTTTAAAAACCATTCATCATTACGCTTTAAGATGCTAAAACATATATTACCACTATTTAAAAGAAAACTTATACTAACAGGTACACCAGCGCCGAATGGCCTATTGCAACTTTGGTCACAGATATTTATATTAGATAGTGGTAAAAGGCTTGGTAAAAACATATCAGCATTCCGCAGACAGTGGTTCATACCAAGCTATGATGGGTTTGGCTATATAATGAGAGACGGCGCAGATGAACAAATATATTCTGCTATAAACGATATAGTAATGCATAAAAGCACAGATGAATTAGAACTACCAGAAAAACTATATAATACTATATTGGTACAACTACCAACTGATGCATTAAAACTATACAAAGATATAAAGAATGACTTTATATCACAAATAGAAGATGAAACTTTAATCACTGCTATGAACGCAGCATCACAGGCTTCTAAACTAAAACAAATAGCTAATGGTATGCTATATAATGATGACAAAGAAGGTTTAAACATACACAATGAAAAATTATCTGCACTAGAAGAATTGGTAGACTCACTTGGTGGTCGACCTCTGCTAGTTGTATATGAATTTAACCATGATTTGCATAAACTACAATCAACATTTAAAAATGCACCACGCATTGGTGGAGGAGTGACAGGTAAAGAGTTAGAAACTATAGTAGAAAAATGGAACAAAGGTGAACTACCAGTATTGCTAATACAACCAAAGGCTGGCGGTCATGGACTAAATATGCAAGATGGTGGTTGTCATGATATAGTTTGGTATAGTATAACGTTTGATTTAGAACTATATGACCAAGTAAATGCTAGAGTACATAGACAAGGTGTAAAGAATACTGTTACTATACATCATATAGTTGCAGAAAACACTGTAGATAAGAAAATAATGACAGTACTAGAAGGCAAAGCAGAATTACAAAGTGCTCTACTAGACAGTCTTTTAAAATAAAAGTTTTTTTATCAGTATAATTATGATATAATAAACCATCATCATAAGATGATGCCAATATAGGAACTAACATGTTAATAACAAGAACATCACCAGTAACTAAAGTAACTGTGTCATTAGACATTGACATAACAGAAGAGCAAATGTTTCAATGGCTACATGGTAAAGTAATACAAGAAGCTATGCCTAACATAAGTGCAGATGAAAGAGAATTTATAAAAACCGGACTTTGTCCAGATTATTGGGAGTATTTAATGGGAGAAGAAGAATGATGGCATATATAGCAGGACCTTGGTTTACACCAGAGCAAATGGAGTTACTTGAAGTTGTAAAGACTATAGTATTAAAATCAGGCATACCTTACTTCTCACCAAAAGATGAAAACCTATTTATACCAGGTGAGTCATCTGCTATGGACGTATTAGTTGGTAACTGTAATGCTATAGACTCTTGTGATCTATTAGTTGTTATTACTAATGGTAAAGACGTTGGAACTATGTGGGAAGCAGGTTATGCATTTGCAAATGATAAACCAATAATATACGTCTGGATTGGCAGAGAACCAGGCCAAAAATTTAATCTTATGCTAGCTGCATCTGGTGCAGTGGCATATACGCTAGATGAACTGGCAGAGTCAATGAGACGCTTTGCACATTTTGGTGACTTTTTAGATGACGGATTAAATCGTGGTGAAATAGAATGAAGTCTGTTCAAGATTTTTATATGCAAATGTTAAATTTGGCGCATATAAAAAGGTATTCTGTAATACCAAGAATACATGATGAAAGTATTGCAGAACACTCATTCTTTGTAGCATCAATAGTAATGAAGCTATATGATGACTATGAGTTTGATATAGGACATGCTACTTGCATGGCCATATCGCACGATTGGACTGAGTCGTACACAGATGATATTACTGTAGCTACCAAAAGAGCATACCCAAGTATAGCCAGGGCAGTAGAAGCAGTAGAGGCAAAGATTGCAAAGAATGAATTTTCACCTGTTGCATACGAACTTTGGAAAGAATACAAAGACGCAACATCTGTAGAGTCAAAGATTGTAAAGTATGCAGATACGCTACAAGTAATACAATATGCACAAGGTGAAGTAAATATGGGTAATAACGCATATTTTAAAAGTGTAGTAGAAGATGCTACGTATAGAGCTTATAAATTAGAAGGTGAATTACATGAGCATAAAAGATGTAAAAATATCAGTAAGAAATGAAGAATGGTTAGTATTTGCAAATGAAGTAAGTTCTCATATAGAGTCTTACACTATACCACAATATGGTGACAAAGGAGAAGATATTGCATCAGACTATTACCTAGAAGATTGTATTCGTAACATGAAAAGATATCTAGCTAGAGCTGGCAAGAATAGTAGACCCGGCCAAGAACAGTTAGACTTAATTAAAATAGCACATTATGCGCAAATGGCGCATACAATAATCGGAGAACAAAATGCCACAAAATAATAATACAGAACATGAAGCAATGCACACAACACTTAAATTTGGTGAGCCAGGCCATCTTGAATTTGTAGAACAACTTAATAATATTGATGTTAAGATTGTTGGTGCACCATCTATAGCAGAATTTAGAAAAACTATATCTGTGTTTATGATGAACACTTGGAATGACAATTTGCGCTATGAGTTTAATGATGACGCTATTGACCAATGTATTAAAGATTTATTTGCTGGTAAAATATTACCAACTGGTATGGAGACTATTGGTATTACATGGACTGTTGCTGGTCTTAACATGATTGATACAACACATCTTATTAGGCATAGATTGTTTTCTTTTTCTGCACAAACACATGCTGATAGAGACATGCGCGACGATCTTTGTGTGGTAACTCCCGGTATAATGGCTAATGAAGAGTTTTATGATAGATATAAGTCTATAGTAAGAAGTGCGCATAGTCTATATGTAGACATGATGGACTCTGGTGAAGTTAATTGCTTAGATGCTAGAACTATTATGCCACGATGCATGGATCATTTTTATATTACCAGATGTTGCATAAAAGACTTAATTGGTTATTGCCAAATGCGAGCCGATGAACAAATACAAACAACTGTCGACAATGTAGTAGCTATGAAACTATGGTTAGAAGTATTAAACCTATACCCATTCTTAAAAGGATTGGTAGATTTTAATAAACCAGACTCATATTATGTATCACAATGCAAAGCAGGTAAAACTAATATATTTCCACCTAACCAAAAGAATGATTTATTTGATTGGCACCCTGACCAATTTGTGCACCCTAAAGGTCGCGACGAGTTTCCCGGTAGTGATGTATATCTAAATTTACGTAAAGAACTACTATCTCAAATAGACGCAATATAGCGCTAACGGCCAAGGATGGCTATTTTAATGGTGATTTATGAATAATATACTAAGAAAACAACAAGAATTACAAAAATTAATAGCAAATAGCCAAAATACACCAGAAATTAATATATCTGACTATCCATTTGTACCAAGTGGCGTGCTATGTGACCATATAAAAAGTCATGCATTTAGCATGCAAGAAGAAGTAGTAGAACTATTAATAGCCATTGGTGGAGACAAAGCTATACTTAAACCATGGTCAAAAAAGTATAATGCACTATGCAGTAAAGATTTTATATCTACACCAGATGTGCGTTCAGAGGCAATAGATATGCTATGTTTTTGTCTTAACATATGTTTAGCAGTTGGTATAACTCCTGACAACATAGATTTAGAGTACAATAAAGTACATGATAAAAATGTTGCAAGACAGAGCATAGGCTATTGACATGAGACCGTCAAAAATTAAAACATTTTTAGAAATGGCAAAAGTACTATCAAAACTATCCACGTGCAATAGACGTCAAGTAGGCGCCATAATGGTAGATAAAGATTGGCGAATAGTCGGTTCTGGCTATAATGGTAATGCAAAAGAACTAGTACATTGCATAGATGAACCATGTAAAGGTGCACTAAGTCTATCTGGTACAAGACTAGATTTATGTGAAGCTATACATGCAGAACAAAATGCACTAATGCAATGTTCAAATATAGATAGTATAGAAGCAATATTTGTAACAACCTCGCCATGTATGCACTGTTTAAAAATGCTAATGAATACCAATTGTAAACATATATATTTTAGTGAAGAATACGTAGATGCGTATAGAACAGAAGATTTATGGATAACAAATGGTGATAGGTATTGGACACAAATTAGTTGTACATAAATAATAGTTTACATAAAGTTAAATTTTGATATAATATTTTTCATTCAATAAATAGGTGACTTATGAATACATTAGAAATTGTAGTAGCAGGAATTGATATGGAAGTTGATTTTGATTATTCAGCAGCAGTACCAGGTGTATATAGGGGACCATGTGATCGTAGTTATCCAGATGAACTAGAAGAAATTGATATAATTGCAGTAAGATGCCCAACAACTGTAGGCACACATGGTATTGAATGGGTAGATTTACTTGAAGTGTTGACCGATAAGACGATAGAAAACATAGAAGACCAAATTAGTAATGCATACAACGATATGTAGCACGTAGCCAAGTCGTGACTTCGAAACTTGGCACACTCAAAGGTGACTTCGGTCACCTTCTTTTTGTGGAATAACTATAATGGCTAAACTTGACAGAAGAGAGTATTTTATTAATTACAATAAAAAAAGAGAAAAGAAAATTCACACACGTCATTTGCCGGGCAATCGTGAAAGTGATGATGTTTGGAACATACAAAAAAAAGGACAGTGCTTTTCATACGATAGATTAATGATAGCATTTTTAACACAAAATTTTAAAATACTACTATGAATAAACATACACTATATAAAATAACAGCTAATGGCCAAATATACACTTGGTGCATATCAAGTAAAAATGATGTAATATCTATGAACTTTGGTGTACTAGGTGGCGCCATACAAACGGCAAAAGAGCAAGTAGAAGTTAACCAATCTGGTAGAACACTATCAGAACAAGTTAACTCTCGCATAATGTCAAGAATAAGTAAACAAATAGATAGAGGCTACAGACTATCTATAGAAGAAGCAAAACTAAATATAGGCATGAATGCTATGGACTTGCTTAAGCCAATGCTGGCACAACGGTTTGATAAAATAAGCGGTATAGACTATTCTAATTGCTTTGTTCAAAAGAAATATAATGGTCATCGTTGCATGATTACCAACACTGGTAATGACATAGTTGCCTATTCGCGTAATGGTAAACCAGTAGAAACTATTGGTCATATACTAAAAGATATAAAGTTAAAACCCGGCCAAACGTTAGATGGTGAATTGTACATACATAATACACCACTGCAAGACCTTGGTAGTCTAATAAGACGTAAACAACCAAATAGTGTAATGCTACAATATGTCGCCTATGACTATATTGCAGATGTTAACTATCAAACAAGATTAGACATTTTGCAATACTCTAACTGGGGTGAGCATATAAGTATAGCACCGACAAAACCATGGACTTCTAGCATAGTACTTAAAGATGAATTAGACGAGTCTATACATGATGGCTATGAAGGTTTAATACTTAGACATGGCAATAAAGGTTATGAGGCAGGTAAACGTAGTAATTCTTTAGTTAAAGTTAAGAAAAGTATGGACCAAGAGTTTTTAGTTATTAATATATCAGCATCAAAAGATGGTTGGGCAATACTAGAATGTAGTGTTGGCACAAGTTCATTTAGAGTTAGTGCACCAGGCACTATAGAAAATAAATACCATATATTTCACAACAAAGAAAAATATATTGGTAGATGGATTACGGTTGAGTTCTTTGAATGGACCAATGATGGTAAACCATTTCACCCATCAGCAATAGATTGGAGAACTGATTTATGAAACCAATACTATCACTAGTAGAAAAGAAACATTTGCTACCATGCCCATTCTGTGGTAGTACAGATATTAAAATACCTACAGAATTTGACGCATACATATCATGTACCAATTGCTTATCATTTGGACCAAGTCCAATTGTTGCAAATTTAGAACATGATAAAAACTATATGACGAACATTATATCTTTGTGGAATACTAGACATGGAAAATAAAGAATTTGTTACTGCTAGAAAACTAGGTTTATACCTAAGTTGCGATGAGTCTTATGTTAGAAGATTTTTAAGATTGCCAAATGCTCCTAAACCAAAAGTACTTGGTGTAAGAGCATTGAAAGGCAGATCGCCACATTTATACGACGAAGATGAATGCCTATCGTTTTTAAAATTGGTAATGAAAAAACAATAAAAATATTCTATTTAAGGGATGATAATTTTTATCTGATATAATCTATCAAATAAAAAATTATCATCTAACAGGGTCAATCCTCGTAATGATTTGGATCATATTTTAATGATATTATTAATCATTTATTGATTTATATTTTTCATTAATCCATTTTTCAGCCTCAGTCATTTTCTTTTTAATGGCTCTACCTTGGCCTTCAACATAGTTTATAGCTTTAGGATATGGTTGAGTGGCTTGTTCAGCAGCTCTAGTATACAAAGATAGTCTACCAAGGTCTTTTCCAGACATATTTAATAGTCCAGTTTTAACAGGCCAACCAGTTTTATATGCAGCTAAAGCAACCCTTGGCCCTATTGGTATATATCCGGCCATTGGCGTCATAAGCAATTTTTCTACTAAACCAGGATTGCCGGCATTGGCTATATTACGTACACCCATACCAGTTAAATCAGAACCTTCTTGCATTCTGTCCATGTAGGCTAGTTTAGCTACCTTTTGTAAATCTTTTACTCTACCACCTTGGTCTGTTAATAGTCGTTTAGTATCTGAACCCATTAAATGGTTCATTATTTTTTCTGGAGCAAATTGACCAGTTGGCGTCATACCATGTTCCAATATTAAATTGGTCATAGCATTACGTTCATTAAGGTCTTTCCACTGTGCAACAGTAGATGTACCACCTTTGGTCTGTACACCACGTTCTACAGCATCATCTACATGTTGAAGTAAAGGTTTAAGAGCCTCTGCTTTGCGTGTATCACTACTAGAGTACGCATCATTTATATCACTACGTAAATTACGCCTAATCTCTTTGTAATTGTCACCTTCAAGTATTGACGATTTAAGTCTACCGGTCAATGGGTCTCTACTTGGTGCCATTGCCATAATTTTATCTGCATAGCCTTTTACTAGTTTACCAATACTAGGGTCTATTGTTTTATCTACAATAGTTTTATTGGCTATATCTCTTATATCATTTATATCTTGCGGTCTAAAATGTGCTATAGTGCCAGCTTCTAACGCATCATATTGATTGCCAATATCCGCAAGATGGCTTTGTAATACTTTTGGCGTTAATGATAAATTACCAGAATTAACTACATCAGGACTCATACCCATGGTATTAGCGGCTATACGATTATTAACTATAGCATTGGCGTTATCATATAGAGCTAATGAGTCACCAAGTTGTGAGTCAGACCTCATCGCATGCTCAAACTTTTGTAATCGCTTAGAGCCAGACTCCATACCTGGTAAGTATCTTAGTCCTTGTTCTTCGCCCCATTTTAATAAATCTTTTTCAGTAGTATTACCAGCTCTAAAGTCTGGCATTCTAGTAACATAAGGTTTAAGCGCGGCGCCTGCCGAAGAACCTACACCAGAACTTAATGCACCTTCCCACCAAGATTGGTCTGGATGTAATGCACTTTCTATAGCACCAAGTGTAGCACCACCAAGTATTTCTCCACCCAACCCTTGTGTATATGGGTCAGATATTTTTGGCCTTAATTTTACATAGGCCGAACGTCTAGTCCATGGGTCAGTTATTTCAGTTTTAAATCTACCACCAATTTTGCTAGCAAAAGGATTATCATTAGACGCTATTTTTTCTACTAATTTGGTAAACGCGCCTTTACCTTCATTAACGGCAGCCATTGGTGCTTCAGACAATGTAGATAATACTTCTTCACCAATTTTGCCGGCGGTCTTACCAACTGTAGAACCAGATACTATGTAAGGTAGCATAGCGCCTAAATGACCTGACACACCCTGGTTTTGTAAGAACTCACCCATTATGGCATCTTTACTTGCCTGATCTTCATCTACTGCAGTCATCTTTTTAATCATGTTTGCAGATGCTTCAGGTCCAACCAAAGATGGATGTTGTGTATTCCATCTGTCTGCCGCCATACCTGCCAAGCCATAACCTAAAGTATTTATACCAGATAATAGTTTATCAGCCTCTCTACCAGCAGAAATCATAGCTTTATCAATAGGCCCCATTTGCATAACGTCGTTATATCTAGCTAATGCATCAGGTCCTTTAGAACGAGCTAATAACTCATTTTGGGCATCTGTACCAAATGTACCACTAGATGTAGTATGCTCACCCCCTTGGTGAAGATTGGGTTGCCCTAATGCTGCAGTATTTCTTATTGCAGCTCTTTTGCTATTATAAATATCTTCAACAGTTGGTTTAGGTTTATATGCCTCTGGTTGTACAAATTGAGTACCATCCCAAATTGCACCTCCCAATTGGTCACCAGACTTGAATTGTGATGGTTCAACTTCTGTGCCATTATAGTTAGTACCATTTAACTGGTTTATTAGTGCTTGGTCAGTTACTTCAGTAGTACCACTTGGTGCATTAAGTTGATCTAGTAGTGCCTTATCTTTAACTTCACTCATGCCATTTACCTTCTGCATCTTGATAATAAGTTTTATTACCAAGTACTTTAGATTTAATAAAATTACCACTAGGCGGACTAGAAGGTGTTTGCAAATCTGGTCTACCAGAACTTGAGCCTAATGCATCAAGTTCTGACGCTAGTGCAGATTTTTTAGCAGTCCAAGTCTCTGGTTTTTCTCCCCATTGTGGTATATATGCATCAGCCTTATCTTCTGCTTCTTGTGCAGTATAACCACCACCAGTTAGTGCATGTATTATATTAATCTTTGCTGCTTGTTGAGCTTGACTAAATAATTGCTGGTTTGCTGACTGCATACTTTTACCAAATGTCTTTAGTACAGGTATATTAGTACCAGCAATAATATCACCAGCGTAATCAGTTAAATTAGTCTCTGAACTTGTAGGGTCCATATCTCTAGTACTCATTAGCTTATCTAAGCTTTCTACAGCTTTATTTAGGCCAGTGTAGTGAGTAAATGCTTTGTTCTGTGCCTCAGTAGTAGTTGTAGGATGTGCCACAACTTCACCAGTTTTCTTATTGGTAGTAGCTGACACGTTTAATGGTATACCCCAAGCACGTTTTTCTTCAGATGTTGCTGGTTGCATTTGCATACCATCACCAGTAAAGATATTGGTGCCACTATTTTCTTTATATGGTTCACCAACTGGTATGGCTGTATTATTTGGCCCAAGAACAAAATTGACCTTATAACCAGGTTTGCCAGGTGCGCCCATTGAGTGCACAGAAGATGGTGTAGTTGGTCTATTAAAATTATCCAACATTTGCAGACCATGAGTTGCCATAGTTTCATCTGGCAATGCACTAACTCTAGCTGCAAACTCTCTAGGGTCCATAGCGCCACCAAGAAGTCCTGTGCCACCAGTAGGCAGTTGTGCGTCACGATACGGTGTTGGTATACCATTACCAGGTTGGCCTCTATCACCAACTAATGCCTTCATCTGTTCTACAGCATCTAAGTGTTCTTTTTGCTTTTCTTTTGCCAATCTTTCTTGGGGCGTAACTCTATATAATTCAGCATAATTAGGCTGCTGCGGTATAGACGCTGCTTGATTTTGTCCTTGAGATAAAAACGCCAGCATCTGACCAAGACCGTTATTGGCGTCTGGTGCTGCTACACGCGGTTTTACTATATCACCACTTAATAAATCTTGTATTGTGAGGCCCATTAGCCACCTCCAGATAGCATTTTAAGTAAGGTATCCCATGTTGCATTTGGATGAACTGCACCAGGCATTTGAGGCATAGTGGCAGGAGTCATCATCTGTCTTTGTGGTTGCTGTTGTTGGTTTGTGGCACCTTGCATAGACTGCTGCATCATTTGGTCATACATTGGGTTGTCAGGTTTGCCAGCTGCTAGCCCAGCAGATACGTCTTGCTGTTGTGCATACTTTTGCCATTTACCTTTGCCACCATTTGGTGCAGAAGCAGTAGCTGGAGTGGCTGACGCACCAATATTAGATGACATCATTGGGTTAGTTGCGTTTTGAGAACCAGACAAAACTTGATTTAAACCACTTTGTGGTAATGAAGCACCTGCTACAGGACCAGACATTGCAGAACCAATGCCACCCATAGCACTCGCGCCACCTTTCAACAAACTCATTAATCCACCACCTGCACCAGCAGCACCAGCAGCACCAGCACCAGCACCACCAGCTAATAGCCCAGACAACATTGGAAGTAAACCTAATATAGGAAGCATTATTTACCACCTCCTGCACTAGCACCCATCGCGTTACTATTGCCGGAACTACCACCCGAATTAAGTACTGTTGGTGAGCCAATAGAGTTGGCATAATTAGACATATTTTGCCAAGGCATCATTGTAGGTGCAAATGAACCCATGCCAAGATTTTGCATATTTTGACCTTGGCCTAATGCGTTAGACTGGACACCTTGTTGAGCACCTAACAAGCTAGACATTAACTGCTGTCTAGCAAGAGTCCCTTGATCTGCTTGTTGTGCAATGTTAAGTTTATTTTGTAAGTCTTTATCAAATGTATTGTACCCGGTTTCTGCTAAATTCTTTTGCAAGTTACTATTAATATCATACATACCTTGAGATGTTGCAACGCCATGTCTAGAACCACCAGACATACCAGAGGCTGCTGCTCTAGCGTCAAGGTTGGCTAACATATTATCAGTTGCACGGTTAGCGTCACCAGCGTAAGATGCTTTCATCGCATCAGCATAGTTATTGCCTTGTCCGCCCATCATCTGGCCATATATCTGACTAGTTGCAGTCGGATTGCTTAATGACTGTTGCAAAGAGTTAGATAAGGCATTAGCATTATCCATACCTTGATAAACACCACCAGCTAATTGGTTTTGCCACTCTGGCATTGCCGATTGGTTAGTTTGATCTATATAAGATTGCGCACCCGGCGTTTGTGTATTTATTGCACTACCAGTATTACCAAACGTGTCTGCCGCAGCACCATACATTTTGGTAAGTGCATCAACTTGCCACTGTGGTATTGACTGATTAAAATTACTTTGGTTCTTTGCTGCACTTTGGTTATAACTTCCGCCACCTGACATATTACTCTCCTAATTTATTGAGTGATTTACCTGTTACCACATATTTTTGTGTCATACCGTGACGGTGCCATAATCTTATTATTGACTCACGACCTGAACCTTCTAAGGATGTTGCACCATTTTGTCTAAGTATATCTTCAAACTTACTAAAATTCTTTTTGGTTATAATACACCTACCGCCAATAGCTACGACAAATGCCACTCTATCAGTTGGTCTATTAAAATATGATACAACTATTGCACCGTGTACTTTTTCATTATCATCGGTAACAATAATAAGTTGCCAACTACCTTGGGTTAACATTACCTTTATCTCAGCTGCATCGTAGTCACCAGCAGAATATGAAAGTGCTGACTCTATATAGTGCTCTACGTAAGGCCATGTTTGGTTAATATAATCAGTATGTACTGCTATTATTTTTAAATTCATACTATTGACACAAGTGTTACTGTTACTATCACAGAAGGACTCTGTGGATGAATAGGTGCTATTGCAGATGCAGGATAGGTTAATATTGATGAAGTTCCTATGTCTGTAGTCCAGTATAACTCAAAATAGTCATTAGTGGCAACATTAACCAATAGGTTTACAGTTAAAATTGTGTGCCCATTAGTTGACCCATGCTTAGATGGAACACTGGTTAAACTTGCTGAGTTAGATATATCGACACCATTTTTTCTAAACCATATTGTTATATCATCATCAGTTGTTGATGTATTTGATAACTGCATACTAAACTGAATATTATATATTCCTGCTATACTAATAACTATTCTTGAAGTAGGACTTCCGATTGATATGCCATTTGACAAATCAGTAGAATTTAACGTTACAGCAGTAACTGTTGCCCCTATTGCAGTCTGTGTTGTTGTGTCATGAAAGGCCCCGTATGGAACTCCTAACGTTATAGAACTCCAACCAGTTGACCTATAGACATAAGCCCCTTCTGCAACAATAGTAGGTAAAATAGCATTAGCAAAATAATAAATTTTACCTACTGTAGGTTTAGTTGGTAAGGCAGTTAAGATGGTTAAGTTGCCTAACTGCAATGATTTATTTTCAAGTATTGAAAGCTGTCTAAACAGGTATTCTTTTAGTTGATTGTCGGCATTTACTGGTGGTTGTTCCATTATCTCACTCCATTAACAACATATTGAATGTCGAGTCCAGTCAAGGTGAAAGGCAATGTACCAGTAGAGTAGACACGCCATGAGAGTAGCTTTCCAGTCGTTCTTATATCTACCTTACGCATAGTATTTGGGTCAAATGAAACAGGTGCTTTCCATGCTATTGGCCCTGCGACAAACTGCTGAGAACCAAGTTGTATGAGTACAGGTGACTGTGAAACAATGTGTGGAAAAACGCTTTGTGTAGTAGTTACCACCTCTTGGCCTTCTAGTGGAAAACTTAGACGTTCAAGCAACGTATTTTGGGTAGTAGTAGCATCATCTAACTCTAAAGAGATAATGGCACTATTGACATTATTGGTTGATACGATAGTCCGAGAGAATACAGACGTTGGGTCATACGTCCAGTTCTTAGGGTTTTCATTCCAACCACCCAAAGCATTACTCCACAGGATTGGCACTTGTAAGTTCGGGCCAAAGTTAAGGCCAGTTGTTGTGCTTGGAATACTTCGCATTGATACCAAGTCATCTTGTGTATTAATAACAAACGCTATATTAGGTAGTATGTGGTTAACTTGCGGAATACAGAACCAAATCTCTTCAGTAACAGGATTTGCATAAGCAAATGAATTGGCATAATAGACTGGGTCAATGCTACCTACCAACATAGTCTGCATCTGGTTATGCAGTACAGAGACAAAACTATTACCATCTGTCTTTAAGATGTCACCATCTGATAAGAAGTAATGGTAGCCTTTGCTTTCAACTACACAGTTTTTAGCCAGTAGGCCATAGCTAGTGGTTAAAACTTTCCTATCCCAAACAAACTCACCACCAACAAAAGACAAGGAACTAATACCGCGCTGTGAATACAACATGAAGTTATCGCGCAACGTCATACCATCCACAAGATCGCCCATGTCGCCACCGACTGAGGCAATCCCAGCAATGGCCGCTAAGTCTGTTTCATCCCAAGTATAAGGAAGTCCATTAATATCAGCAGGGTGTGACCAACGATAACTGGTCGCTAAAACAGTTGCCGACTGCTGAAGATTTAAAGCAAATAAGAAATTCTTATGTGAGCGAACAACTTTAGCACTGAGTCCATGTGCTTGCCAGGTCTGGCCAGCTTTAAAATTGAGTGCTTGAAGTTTCTGTGCAGTTTGCTGAGGTGACCAGTAGTTAGGGTAATCTTGAGCATTATTAACAATGGGTATATTACCTAGTAAACAACCTGTCCAGAGTAATTCGCCGCCTGCGCTAATACCTGGGTAACCACCCGTCTTGGTAACGTCAGTCCATGAGGTTCCGTTATACACCCAAGCTGCACTCTGGCCTATGAGTAAATAGAAGTTACCACTTTCACCAAGGACGGACATGATAAGCCCAGCCTTAAAGTTAGCTGGTGGAGTTGCTAACGTGTATGACATATTAGAGGCTTTGATCTTACCATTGAACAACTTATAGTTAGTACCATACGTCAGCGTGTTAGCTGGTAGGTCGCAGGGTTCTAGGTCAAAGTTTATATTTTGAACGCCAAGACTGTTGAGCTTTAAAACTGTCATATAACCCCCTGCATCTTTGCTAACAATAATTGACTTGATTGGTTGGCTTGCATAGTCTCATTCCTAAAAGACTCAACAGCTGCACTGGTGCTTCTTTGTTGCATAGAATTTTCTATTGTCAGCATTGGCAACCATGCAATCGAGCAACCGTGTTCGTCCATAACTTCACCTGTGTTTGGATTAGTGCCAACTAACTTGGTGTACCAAGCACAACGATGGATTGCTCCATCTTTAATCTCTTCGCAGGAACTACCCAAAGGACATGTTAATATTGTTTTTATTTCCATCAGTTTTTAGCGCAGATAATCATATCAATGTATCTAGGCACCCAATCAGAAGCACTGCCGTTTGCTGAAATTGAACCAGATGGAGTACCAGCAGAAACGGAAGATATTGCTGCATACCCTATGCCTGTAGTGGATGCCGCTGACGATGCCGCACCACCTGCTGGCTGTCCATACCCGGGGCCAATTCCAGCGATCTCGCTATGTGTATGCCCAGAGTCTGTGTGTGTATGTGCGGCTAATGCTGTACCAGTAAAAACGTGGGTATGTGAAGATACAACGTTATTTAAAATAGGTGATGCACTACCACCGATACCATTACCAGCAGTATTAACAACCCTAAGCATACGATTATTAGCGTTATCAGTAATATCTTGAGTCCACCCTGTAGGAGCGGATGCCTGTGCAAATGGCATCCTTGTACCAGATACAAAATAAAAGTTGGTTAGTCCATGCAAGGCATTTAATTCTGCCTCAGTTGCTGTAATAGTGGTTGCAAAACCATTTCCGGCAGCACCAGGGAATTGCGCCTTTAATATTGACTTAATCAAACGTAAGTGGTCATCACCTTGATTGACTGGATCAGAACTGGTTGGGTTTGACGTAATAAAACTTGATATGGTAGAACCTGTTTCTAAGCCCATAATTTAACCTGCAAAAGTGGTTAGTGAAGTGCCAGACCAAGTAGACTTGGCATCATTTAAAGTAATCTCTGACATTGCTTGTTGAAAGCGTCCATCCCACAAGGTCGAGGCTTCTGCGTCTTTAACAAAGCTGTTAATCTCAACTAAAATACCAAAAACATAAGCATCTGGATTGGAGTCAGAAAGCCAGTTGGTTGTTAAATTAGTAGACAATGGAGGTAAAGTTCTAAAATAATCTATCTCTAATGAGTGCGTACTATCATAAAATGGTTGTACATGAATATTTCCAGAAATAACGGTATAACATGGGAATTGTGTTTCTCCATTATTAACCAGATTAGCCATCTGTTCTGGATTAACTTGTAGCAATGTAACCCTGCTCGCTGAGTTAGTTTCATCTATTACCTTAATGGAACGCATAACAGAATAGTCAGTTGGTAATGGATAATATTCAAGAGTTGAACTCATTGCCGTCTTAGCTCGACTAGACATATCTAATGTCATCAGAGTTCTATTAATTCTTGCTTCAGCAACCTTTATAAATAAATCTATGCGAGATGTTACCTCTGTGTCCTGCCTATCTGCATAACCTAACGCCAAGTCTACAATTTCTGAATAATTCATTCTATTTCCCAAGTAATAGGCGGTACATATTCAAACTGCCATGTTCCCAAATACAAACCAATATCTGCATTAACCCCAGTTACAGAGTAAGTTCCACAGTCAGATGAAAGTAATTTGTTCTGTTGCATTATTGATCCCTTTCCAACATAAGAATACACGCCATTTGATGCAAGAATAACTTTATGTAAAAATGCCTCTGCTGATTTCCCTGTATAGGTATAACTGCCATTATTAGCAACAATTAGACTATTTTTGTTATTTAAAGCAGAAACGCCAACATAACTATAAGCTCCATAGTTTGTTGTTAGTATGGTGCTTCCTGTCTTATTTGTTGATTGCCCTGTGTAGGTATACACGCCATTTGATGCAAGAATAACTTTATGTAAAAATGCCTCTGAATTTATACCTGAATAGTTATAGCTTCCACTACTTGCATCTATTAGACTATTCTTATTGCTTAATGCGTCAATACCTACATAACTATATTCGCCATAATTGCTATTAATAACAGTATTATTCTGAATATATGCTGTATTTCCATCATAAGAATAAATCCCTTTGTCAGCGACTAATATTCTATTTAAAACATTAATAATAATGTTTTGGCCAGTAAGGCAATAATCTCCTTTTGCAGCGTAATTTACACCCCTTTTGTCAACAAAATTACAAAATGGTAATTCAGCAAATGATGAAAATCCCAGCATAAGTATTCCTTATTCTTTAGGTAGTGCTTCAACTTGTGGTGTTGCCTGTTCTTTAATTTTCTCTACAATGTCTGCCACTTGTACATAGGGTGCTTGACCTAGTGCTTGCAGGATAAGGTTAATTTCTTGTACTGAAAGTTCTAGGTTAATCATTAGGCTACCCAAGGTAATTGCGGAGTGACAATAGTTGGATTTATTTGTGCTTCAATTTGACTTGCTACATTTGCTTCATACGATGCTACTTGTTCTACACCCAATGCCGCTTGCGTCCAAGCAATAACTTCTTCCAAAGTTAAATCAATGTAGGGTGTGTAGTCAGGCTTGTCAGGATCAACTTCAAATGATGCTGTTCCATATACTGAACCTGTGTAAGTTCCGTCTGTAGCGGTGAGTGTCCAGTGTGATGTTACGACATAATCAAGCATACCGTTGACATCCGGTTTGCAATTTAAAGCTACGATGTTCCAAGTGTTTGTAATCATATTATTTTCCTAGTAAAGAGTTAATTTGTTCTTGTTGCGTGTCGATGATGGCTGTAAATACCCACACAGCCCCACGTTTAGTTGATGCAGCGTTCCAGTCGATGGTCATTTAACAGCGTCCTTGAAGGGTGTTAAATCTTCATCAGTCCAGAAGTCTTTAGCTAACATGATTTCAATGTGTTCTTTGTTTCTTTTGATACAATCTACCCATTCGATGTCAGTCATCATCTCAGACTTAACACCGTTGATTAGGTTTACAGAGTCCATTGTGGCTGAGTATTGTTGTGCTGGGTTTATTTCTAACATTTTATTTTCCTTCTAAAAGTTCTAAACGAGCGGTAAGTTCTTTAATGGCATTAACTAAAACAGGAATTAGGCTGGACTCGTTAAATCTAAGTTTATCCAAATCTTCATTGTCTATAATGACAGGACTATCTCCTTCTAAAGCAAGAACATCTTGCGCTTTAAACCCATATCTAACTATACCTGTAGCCACATCAGTTTCTCTGTTTTCTTTGAATTGATAGGCAGTTGGTTGTAGCTGATTAACAAAGTCTAACCCGTGCGGTACAGGTGCAAAGTTAGTTTTATCCCTAGCATCAGATACAACAGTCCACGCCACTTGGATATAAGCATTAGTAACACCTGCTGAACCCATACAGAACCGATTGTTTTCAGTTGTTGGGTTGAATACAGGAGCATACATCCCTGCTGAGTCTAGTGGGTTGAACGCTGAGTTGCCCGAACCTGTGGTGTTGTTATAAAGTGCATTCACACCACTTGCTGTATTGCTGTAACCTGTGGTGTTGTTATAAAGTGCATTCCGACCACTTGCTGTATTGTAGTTACCTGTGGTGTTAGAAGAAAGTGCACTCAGACCACTTGCTGTATTGCTGTTACCTGTGGTGTTAGAAGAAAGTGCATTCACACCACTTGCTGTATTGCTGTAACCTGTGGTGTTAGAAGAAAGTGCATTCAGACCACTTGCTGTGTTGTAGTAACCTGTGGTGTTAGAATAAAGTGCATTCACACCACTTGCTGAGTTGCCCGAACCTGTGGTGTTGTTATAAAGTGCATTCACACCACTTGCTGTATTGCTGTAACCTGTGGTGTTAGAATAAAGTGCACCATCTCCAGCAGCAAAGTTTGACGTTATAGCACCGCCACCGTAGGAACCTCGTAGGGCATTTGCACCTGTTATGGTTATCGAACCTGCTACTGTAAGTTTTGTTGAAGGCGAACTAGTCCCAATCCCCACGTTGCCTGAGGAGTCGATGCGCATTTTTTCAACTACAGCTCCAACGGAACTACAAGTGCTGAATTGCATATAGCTGGCATAGTTACTTGCTGTTGCGTTTTCACGTCTTCCTGCTATAGACCCTGTTGGATATCCAGCAATTGTTCCATTTGCTGTAAAACCAACGGATCCACCAATATCTGCAGCGATTGAATCTGTGGCTGCCACAGTGAGCATACCAGCAGTATTTAAAGCAGCGATATTTGCGCCAGAAATTAATGCTGTTCCTGCGACTCCAGAATTTAAATAAGTACCTACTTGAAATTTTACTGTAGGACTACTCGTCCCAATCCCCACGTTTCCTGAGGAGTCGATGCGCATGCGTTCTACTGCTGCAGTAGTGGCAAAATTACTAGATGTAGAAAAACTTAAACCAAATCCTGTTGTTGCTCCTATTCTAAAACCAGATATGTTTGCCGCCTCTGGAGTTTGAGCAGCGTTATACCATGTTATTTTATTGCCGTTATCACCTGTATTAAAGATATTATCTAATCTAAGTGTTTCAGTAATAGCTGAAGTAGTTACAGCAATATGTTCTTTAGCCTGAGGACTACTCGTCCCAATCCCCACGTTTCCTGAAGCATCTTTATAGACTTGACCTGAGCCTATGTTCAGTATGCCTGTAGAGCCTGTAAGTGTGCCTGTGTAGGCGAGGTTAGCTGCGGTTGTTGTGCCTGTGAATAGAACATTACCTGATGCATCATACCAAACACCTTTTTCAGAAGGATAGGTAACAAAGACATCTTTAGTGCCACCTGTAAATGAAACTAGCGCCCCAGCGTTTGATGATGCTAAGACGGTAGTACGGGCAAGTAAAGTACCAGCTGAAGTATAAGTACCAATACCTACTTCCCAGTTGGCGCCTGCTTGATCTGATATACAATAGTAAGTAGTGTTTGCGTTACCGATAGTTGAAAAAGACTGGAAACCTGTAACAGCACCTAGCAAAGTTACAGCACCAGTACCAACTACTGATGTTGTTTCACGAACACGATCATTAAGTACGAGTGCCATTTAATTTCCTTAAGTTACTTGAAATACGCCATTGGTGGCATCAAGTACAATTTGTACGGTTTCACCCGCTGTTGCAGTTTGACTTGAGCCATAATCCCAAGAGCCTATTGGTATATTCAAAGTTGAATTGTAAAGAATGGCATAACGATAAGTAAATCCTGCACCTGTTGAAGTCCATGTTGCTGGACTAGCAAGAACAAGTTTAAAGACACCACCTGTTTGTGACGATGAGGTAGTGGTACAAGTATTACCTCCAGCGGTGTAACCATTAGCAGTTGCAAGATCAGTTGTACCAGCAACAAATGTTGTATTAGCTAAGTTGATTGTATTAGAAAGGGCAACCTTCCAAACATCGGTTGCAGCATTGCCATTTTCTAAAAGTGATTCAACACCAGCGGTGTATTTTGAGTAAACGGATGTAGTCATTTTATTTTCCTATTTTATCAGTAAAAAACATGCCTTGCGAGCCAGCTAAAGCCATAACTAATGATGTTATAGCTTGTGATTGTTCAGATGGCATATTATATATACCAAATGCTCCAAGACACCAAATTAGTCCTCGAATTGTACTGCCTTCACGCAATAAATTTTTTAGATACTCTTTCATAGTTCACCTGTTATTTGATTAATAAGTCAGCTTCACGCTGACGTCTTTTAACAAGTCCGGCTAATACGTCTCCACCAGATTTGTTCCATTTTTTAATTTCAGTAATAGCAGATACCCAATTCTTTTGGTTTACTCTTAATTT